CCCCGGCGCCCGGGGCGGCGCACCCCCCCCCGGTCTGGGTCCTCCCCAGCGGCGGGATCGGCGGCGCTCCCCAAGGGAACAGCTGCAATAAGAGACTGACTTTCTTTCGTGGAGCCAGTCCGAAAGTTTGAAATTGCAGGCACTTAGAACTTGCGTCAAGGAGGACGCGTCACGAAGACACAAAACCGCTTCGCGTACTCGACCTGCCATTTGGTGTCTGTCGGTGTCTCGCGTCCGTTGCGCGTGGCTCGCACGCGCTGCGGCGGACGGAGGGTCCCATGGACCCGCGCCGCCTGAAGCCGGGTGAGCTGTGCCGCGTCCTGAACTCGACTCCCCTCGGAGAGGTGATCGGCGAGCGGCAGCTCCAGCGGCATCGACCGATCGGCGCCCGCAAGGTGATGGGAGCCACGCCTGCGGGCCCGTCGAAGCCGACCTCCTACGACGAGCACCGCGAGCGGATGCGGCGGGCGATGGCGTCCTCGTCCCGCAGCGGCCGCGACATCGGGCAGCTTCCGCCGATCATCGACCAGGCGAGGCGCGACGCCTGCGAGCGGAACTTCCGGCTGTTCGCCGAGAGCTACTTCCCGATGACGTTCACGCTCAAGTGGTCGCCCGACCACCTCAAGGTCATCGCCAAGATCGAGACCGCCGTGCTCGATGGCGGGCTCTTCGCGATGGCGATGCCCCGCGGGAGCGGCAAGACCTCCCTCTGCGAGACCGCCGCGGTCTGGGCGATGCTCTTCGGTCATCGCGAGTTCGTGATGATCATCGGCTCGGACCGCGACCACGCGAAGCAGATGCTCGACGCCATCAAGGCGGAGATCGAGCACAACGATCTGCTGCACGAGGACTTCCCGGAGGTGTGCGAGCCGGTGCGGCGGCTCGAGGGGATCCATCAGCGGGCACCGGGCCAGCTTTGCGGCGGCGCGGCCACGAACATCCACTGGACCGATCAAGAGATCGTGCTCCCGACGGTGCAGGGCAGCCGGGGGTCGGGCGCCATCGTCCGTGTGGCGGGCATCACGGGCCGCGTTCGAGGCGCGAAGTACAAGCGGCCGGATGGTCGGTCGGTGCGGCCCTCGCTGGTCCTGATCGATGACCCGCAGACCGACGAGTCCGCGAAGAGCCCGAGCCAGTGCACCGGCCGCGAGCGGATCATCGCCGGTGCGGTGCTCGGTCTGGCCGGTCCGGGCCGCAAGATTGCGGGGCTGTCGACGCTCACCGTCGTCGCTCGCGATGACCTCGCCGATCGACTGCTCAATTCGCAGCGGCACCCGCAGTGGCAGGGCGAGCGGCTGAAGATGGTGTACGCCTTCCCCACGGAGGAGGCGCTCTGGACTCAGTACGCCGAGCACCGAGCGCAGGGCTTGCGCGCTGGCCGCGGATTGTTGGACGCGACGACGTTCTATCGGAAGAACCGCAAGGCGATGGATGCGGGCTCGGCGGTCGCCTGGCCGCAGAGATTCAACCCCGACGAGCTGAGCGCCCTTCAGCACGCGATGAACCTGCGGCTGCAGGATGAAGCCGCGTTCGCGGCGGAATGCCAGAACGAGCCTCTGGCCCCAGCGCTGGAAGCAGCGCCCGAGATCACCGCCGAGGAGATCGCCACGAAGACGAACGGTCGGCCGCGCGGCGAGGTGCCGTCGACGTGCACGACCCTCACCGCCTTCATCGACGTCCAGGGCAAGGCGCTGTACTGGACCGCGATTGGGTGGGAGCCGGTCTTCACCGGCTACGTCGTCGACTACGGCACGTTCCCCGACCAGCGCCAGCCCTACTTCACGCTCCGGGAGATCCGTCGCACGCTCGCGATGCAGTTCCCGCGGGCGGGCCTCGAGGGCGCCCTCTACGGAGGGCTGCAGGAGCTCACGCAGATGCTCTTCGCGCGGGAGTGGCAGACCGACACCGGCGCCGTCATGCGGATCGGCCGCTGCATGATCGACGCGAACTGGGGCATGTCGACGGACATCGTCTACCAGCTCTGCCGGCAGTCGGCCCATTCGGCGATGCTCACCCCGAGCCACGGCCGCTGGGTCGGCGCGACCAGCGTGCCAATGGCTGCGTACACGCGGAAGCCGGGCGATCGGGTCGGTTCGAACTGGCGCATGCCGGCGCCAACCGGCCGGCGAGCGATCCGGCACATCCTGTTCGACGCGAACGCCTGGAAGAGCCACGTGATGCAGCGGCTTTCGGTGCCGCTCGGCGACTCGGGCTGCCTTTCGCTGTTCGCCGAACGTGGCGATCCGCATCGGATGTTCGCGGAGCAGCTGGCCGCGGAGCGGCGCGTTCCGGTCGAGGCTCGCGGCAGAACGGTCGATGAGTGGAAGCTGAGGCAGCCGGGCCTCGACAACCACTACCTGGATTGCGCCGTCGGATGTGCGGTCGCCGCGTCGATGGAAGGGATCGCACTCGAGGGGATCGGGACACCCGGGCCGCTGAAGCGGCAGCGGATCAAGTTCGCCGAGATCAGCGCACGGAGGCAGCGATGACACAGGACGCAGCAGGAGCCCGGCCCGAGGAGCCTCGGGGCATCGAGTGTCGGAGGTGTGGGTGCCGCCACCTCGAGGTGGTGTATACCCGTCGCCAGCGGAATCAGATGGTCCTGCGGAGGCGCGAATGCCGGCACTGCGGCGCCCGACTCAGCACGGTCGAGCGGGTCATCGGGCCGCCCGCAAAATAATCTCAAAAGTTCGCCCCAAAGGGCTTGCGTGTATCGCATTCCTCGATACATTACATAAGTCAGCCAGACGGCCGACCAGTACCCGCCTGACGCGGGGTGACAGGTCCCGGCGATGCCGGGAGGAACAGGACCCCAGCCATGAACTACGCAGTGACCATCTACGTCGACGCCGCCGGCGACCAGGTTTCAGCATCACAGACCGACCAGGCGGGGCGCCGCGGCGCCAAGGGGCTCGCTCGCCGCACGCATCGCGGCAACCTCGTCGTGTCTGCTGGCACGTGGTATCCGAGTCAGATGGCCTACCGGCCGTTCCAGCATGCGGTGGAGGCGGCCGCCAAGGCCGCCTCCCTCGCCGACCTGGCCGCCCGCGCCGCCGCGCGGGCCGCGCAGGCGGAGCAGGCCCGATGAGCCACACCCTGGACGGCACACTGCTAAGGCAGATCGATGGGACGTGGGCATGGTCTGACGGCACGCCCGAGCCGCGCGTGCGCGACATGCACGCGGGAGACACTTACAACTATCGCTGCCGGACTTACGGCAGCGGCGGAACATACGTCGAGGTCCCGCTCGCCGCCGCGCGGCGCGAACCTGACCTCACGTGGGTGTGGACAGGCGTCACGGCTGGCCGGTACGGGCAGTCTTGTTCGGGTGATCACACCGGTCCCCTCCAGATCACGGAGGAGAGCGTGAGTCGAATGCGGATCGAGCCGGGCGAGGATCCGCTCCTCGGCCAGGAGCCGATCGACCACAAGCGGGCGATCCCAGGCGTCGCGCTCGTCCCGATCAAGGAGTGGGATGCGTGGTCCCGTCAGACGATCGTTGGTGTGTGGTGGGATCAATCGCACGAAGCGGAGATCCTGGCCATCGCCGGGCGGCTCGGATGGCGTGCCACGAAGAGTGACGGGCACGACCGATGACCCACACCCTCTACATCACGTGGCGATCTGCCGCAGACGGGCACATCGACATCGACGCACGCGTCGTGCCTGATGCAGAGCCATGGGTCGGGCCCTACGGCATCGACCTGCCGAGCGGCCCTCCGCCCGACGGCCAGGCGATCACCAGCCGGCCTCTCTCCGGAGTCCCCGAGTCGGTCGCTGATGCCATCGGCCGCGGCTACATCGCGGTGATGGCCACGGTCGCACGTGGTGAGACGCTGCCCGAGGTGAGTGTCGCGGATGCTCGGGCGATGCTCGCCCTGATCGCCAGCGGCTCGCGCCGCAAGGCGAGGACCTTCGCGCGCGCTCGCGGGTACGGCGGCGGATCGGCCGAGCTGGATCTCTCCATCGGTGCGGCGATGCGCCGTTTCCGGTTGGACGCGCTCATGGCTGGGCACTGGAGCACGACGTGAGACGGCGGAAACCGAGCCCCATCGTCTGTGAGATCGACCGCGCCTCCATCCGGCAGGCGATGGCAGACGCGGGTGTGGGTGTGCGCGAGATCGCGCGGCGACTCGACGTGCGGCCGAACACGATCTCGCGCTTCCTGGCGGCCGCACCGGGACCGGCTGAACGACTCGCGGCGAAGATCCTGGCCGCTCTCGAAGAGCGATAGTTCGACCCTCAACGTCTACCGGTAGACATGACTTGTGGAATTTCGCGGGTCGTGGGCTGTCGGGCCTTGCCGCGTCCGTCGCGATGGATAGCGTCTCACTCATCTCAGCCGGGTTCTCCCGGCGGCGACATCATCGGTGACTGATCCTCACTGCTGATCGAGCCGAATTCAGTGCGCCATGCGGGGCCGCATCCCTGCGTGGCGTCGTCGTTTTTGGTCGCCGCCGCCGGGAGTCCAGGCTGGGTGGAGCGCGACCGTGGCCGACCTCGAGCAGACCATCATCGACGCAGCGCAGTCGCCCAAGAAGGCCTCCAACGAGACCGGCGCCGTCGAAGCGCACCCGATTCCCGACCTGATCGCGGCCGACCGCTACGCCGCGTCCAAGGCCGCAGCGTCGAAGCCCCGTCGCGGGCTCCGCGTCACTCGCCTCGTTCCTCCAGGAGCCGGGTGATGGCAGGACCGACGCGATACAGGTCGCCAGGCTGGGTGCCTGGACCCGTGATTGCGGGGCAGATCTCGCCCGCTGCGATGTCTCGTCGCCCTCGGCCCATGGTCCGCGGCAGCTACGACGCCGCACGGACCACCGACGAGAACCGCCGGCACTGGCAGAACGCAGACTCCCTCTCCGCCAACGCCGCCCTCACGCCGGAGGTGCGTCGCCTCATCCGCAACCGGGCCCGCTACGAGAGCGCGAACAACAGCTACGCCGCCGGCATCGTGCTCACGATGGCCAACGACTGCGTCGGGGCCGGGCCGATCCTGCAGATGGCCACGGGCAGCAGGACCGTCGACAGCAAGATCGAGATGGCGTGGGCCCGCTGGGCCCGGGCAATCGACCTGGGCGAGAAGCTCCGCACCATCCACCGGGCGAAGAAGGTCGACGGCGAGGCCTTCGGGGTGCTCGTCAACAACCCTCGCGTCCAGAGCGAGATCCTGCTCGACCTGCGGCTCATCGAGAGCGACCGCGTCTGCTCGCCGCTGATGCCCAGGAACAACGCCGGCGACAAGGGTCGCCGGTCGATCGACGGCGTCGTCGTCGACTCGCTCGGAACGCCGATCGCCTTCCAGGTGCTGCGAGAGCACCCAGGCGACATGGACTTCTCCGGCTCGATGGAGTCCGACGAGTACGACGCCGAGCAGGTCCTCCACCTGTACCGCACCGACCGGCCCGAGCAGTCGCGGGGAGTGTCGGAGCTCGCCCCGGCTCTCTCGCTGTTCGCGATGTTGCGTCGCTACACGCTGGCCACGGTCACCGCGGCGGAGTCCGCCGCGAACATGGCCGGCGTCCTCTACACCGACGGGCCGGCCGACGAGGAAGACCCCGGCGCCGAGCCCGGCGATCTGTGGGAGCTCGAGCGGAACATGTTCACCGCGCTCCCCGCGGGGACCAAGATGGCCCAGGTCAAGGCGGAGCAGCCGGTCAGCACGTACGACGTCTTCGTCCGGGCGCTGCTCCGCGAGATCGCCCGCGCCCTGAACTGCCCGTACAACGTCGCCGCGCTCGATTCATCGGGCCACAACTACGCGAGCGGCCGGCTCGACTACCAGAGCTACGGCCTCGAGCTGGGCGTCGAGCGCAGCCGGATCGCACAGCGGATCCTCGACCCGCTGCTTCGTGCCTTCCTTCGGGAGGCGGCGCTCACCGGGATCGCCCCTCGCCAGATGGCCGACGAGATGTGGGTGCCGCACGAGTGGCGCTGGACGAGCCGCGGCCACGTCGACCCAACGAAGGGCGCCAACGCCGAAGCGACGTCGCTGCGTGCCCGAACCACGACCTACGCCGAGGTCTACGCCACGAAGGGCCTGGACTGGGAGGAGCAGTTCGAGCAGTCGGCCAGGGAGCAGGCGCGAGCCCGCGAGCTGGGCCTGGTCCTCGACACGCTGCCCATCCCCGTACCGGTCGGCGCCCCGACACAGTCTGACGATGACGATGACGAGGAGGTCGAAGATGACGAGTAAGCGCCCGCGATCCGTGCGTGCCGCCGCTGCCCCGTCGCCGACGACGCTCAGCTTCAGCGCGGCCGTCACCGGTTGGAGCGATGTGCAGGCGGCTGAAGGCAAGCCGAAGCTGCGATCGTTCTCGATGGAGGCGTACACCGGTGGGCCGATGGTCATCTACGGCTTCTACTTCCCGCTGGTCATCGACCTGTCTGGCCTGCAGATCTCCGGCAAGCCGCGGCCCATTTTGATGGGTCACAACACGGAGCAGATCGTCGGGCACACGACGTCAGTCGAGAACGACGGGCGATCGCTGATTGTGGCTGGCGTCATCAGCGGTGTCGGCGAGGCCGCGAGGTCCGTCGTCGAAACGAGCATGAACGGGTTCCCCTGGCAGGCGAGCGTCGGAGCTCGCATCCGTCGCCTGGAGTCCGTCAAGGCCGGCGAAACCGTTGAGGTCAACGGCCAGCTGGTGAATGGACCGGTCTTGGTGGCCCGAGCCACGACGCTGCAGGAAGTCAGCTTCGTGCCGCTCGGCGCGGACGATAACACAAGCGCTCGCGTTGCCGCGAGCCGAAAGGCAGTGAACATGGCCAAGCGTCAAGGATCGACGAATCGGGCCGGCAGCACCATCGCGGCCGGCGGGACCACCACCCTCAACGACATCGACGAGACGTCGATCGAGGCGGGCAATCACGACGAGATCGACACG